TGGGCAGAAGAATCACCCAAGAGTTATTTCCCAGAGAAACTAATTGTCTTTAAGGATAAAAAGCAAAATGAATCCTGATAATGTATTTAACGACGATGATGTAGCACTTGTTCTAAGTCCTAACTTTGAGAAGGACGGTACATGGACAGGTACATTAGATCTTAATATTGCTATCATGCCTGTAGATAAAGGCTCAGAAGAATCAATAGGTGCTATTGAAGAACTTACTAACATGATGATCACATGCTTTCGTTTGATCACTGAAGATGAAGAGTTCCACCATCAAGTGATGAAGGCAATGATTGAATACGTAGATCGTGGTGAGTTACTGGATCAAGATAAATTAGATGAAGTAGAGCAGATGATTGGATCATCAGATAATGTGTACAAGCTCAGTGCTTGGACTAAGACTAGGGGGAATGCATAATGTCAGACATGGTTAATCATCCTGCCCATTACAACATGGGTCAGTATGAGACAATTGATATTATTGTAGATACACTAGGGACTGATGGTGCTATTGCGTACTGTCGTGGTAATGTACTAAAGTACACCATTCGTATGATGCACAAGAACAGACCCTTAGAAGATGCTAGAAAAGCACAGTGGTATCTGAATAAGACAATTGAATTGATGGGGGCATTAAAGCCCAGTGAGTCTTTGGGGGCATTGAAGCAATGAAACAACTCAAGTTATTCGATGATATCGAAGATGTACAAGATAGTACTGTTTATGCAGACGTAAGCTTTGTAGTTTCTTTTGATAAGAAAGAAATGCCTACTGTATACACAGACATACTGTATTTGGAAGATGAAATAAAGGATGCCATCATCAATGCTATGCATGACATAGGTGCAACAAAGACTGACGATATCATCATTAACATTGAGGGCTTAGAATGAAAGAATCATTGATGGACTATCACGGTATACAGATTGATATCTCACGTGATAGGCTACTATCTGAACAGGCTATGCAGCTATTACAAGACTACTATATGCTCCCAGGTGAGCGCAGTCCACAAGAGGCATATGCTCGTGCTTCACTAGCTTACTGCAACCATAACAAACCTTTTGCACAACGTATCTATGACTATGCATCTAAGGGTTGGTTTATGTTTGCTAGTCCCGTACTTAGCAATGCACCACGTGTAGGTGAGTACTTTAAGGCTTTACCTATCTCATGTTTCCTTACATACATAGGTGACAACCTGACTTCTCTTGTAGATCATAATGCAGAAGTTGCATGGCTATCAGTAAAAGGTGGTGGTGTAGGTGGGCATTGGTCAGACGTACGTGGTGTTAGTGATAAAGCACCTGGGCCTATACCTTTTATGAAAGTTGTAGACAGTCAAATGACTGCATACAAACAAGGCAAGACAAGGAAAGGTAGTTATGCTGCGTATTTGGATGTTAGTCATCCTGACATTGTTGAGTTTATTAACTTTAAAGTACCCACTGGTGGTGACATCAATCGAAAATGCTTCAATCTATTTAACGCAGTCAATGTCACTGACAAGTTTATGGAAGCAGTAGAGAAGGATCTTGAGTGGCACTTGATTGATCCTGCCAATAAAGATGTACGTGGAACAATAAAAGCTAGGGATCTATGGCAACGTATCCTTGAAGCTAGATTCCGTACAGGCAGTCCCTATATCAACTTCATTGACGAAGCTAATAGGCAGCTTAATCCGCAGCAGAAAGCATTAGGATTAAAAGTACACGGCAGTAATCTATGCAATGAGATTCACTTAGCTACAAGTGAAGATCGTACTGCAGTATGTTGCCTATCTTCTGTGAACTTAGAGAAGTTTGATGACTGGGTAGATACAGATATGGTCTACGATCTTACAATCTTCTTAGACAATGTACTGCAAGCATTCATTGATAATGCACCTAGAGAAATACAGAAAGCTATCCGTAGTGCAGAAGCAGAGAGATCATTAGGCTTAGGTGCTATGGGTTTCCATGGTTATCTACAAAGCAAGGATATTCCATTTGAAGGACTGTCAGCTAAGATTGCAAACCTTAGAATGTTTAAGCACATTAAAGCACAGGCAACTAAAGCTACACAGACTATGGCACGTACAAGAGGTGAACCAGATGATCTCATTGGTACAGGCACTCGTAATGCACACCTTATTGCTGTTGCTCCAAACGCTAACAGTAGTATTATTTGTGGTTGCTCTGCTTCCATTGAGCCTATTAAGTCTAACGCATATGTGCACAGAACACGTGCAGGATCGCATCTGGTTAAGAACGTCTACCTACAAAAGATCCTATATTCCATGGGCAAGGATACGCCGGAGGTATGGCAATCGATCATCATGAATGAAGGATCAGTGCAGCACTTAGACTTCTTAGATAATACAGTTAAAGATATCTATAAGACTGCATTTGAACTGGATCAGATGTGGATCGTTGAACATGCAGCAGATAGACAGCAGTACATATGTCAGGGACAGTCACTGAATTTATTCTTCCCTGCAGGTAGCCCCAAGTCTTATGTTAATGCAGTACACTTACGAGCTTGGAAATCTAAACTCAAAGGTTTGTATTACCTACGTACTAGTGCAGGTGTACAAGCTGATAAGATCGGTTTAAAGATCGAAAGGAATGCATTACAAGATGCTGAAGAATGTCTTAGCTGCCATGGGTAAGGGTGATAGCGATGAGTATTAGGAAACGCTTTGATAAAAAGCTATTCACAGAGAATGACTCACCTGCTAGAATTGCTGGAGTTAGGTACTGGAGTGCATTGGGTTATATAGCAGCACCTAACTATGATCAGTATGGGCCAGACTTAATAGTGATTACAGACAGTGAAAGATTCTATAGTGAAGTTGAGATTAAAAGGGTATGGTCAGGAGAGGCTTTTCAGTACGATACCCTACAAATACCTGAAAGGAAGCGTAAGTTTGTCGGACTTGATTTCCCGTGTACTTTCATGGTATTTAATAACGAACAGACCTATGCATTTCTCTGTGAGGGTGATACACTTATTACTTCCCCCTTAGTGGAAGTCCCTAATAAGTATGTACATGCAGGTGAGATGTTCTATCAAGTGCCTGTTAGTAAGCTTAAGCTAGTGAGGGTTCCTGTACAATGAATAAAGACGATATCATTAATCAACTTGAGAGGATCTATGCTAATCTAGTAGCATTGGGTACATACTATTTCCACGAGCATTGTGAGTACAATAGCAAGTATAGTGCTACTGATGATATAGATACAGTAGAGTTTGGCTTGTGGGATGCAGAGCTAAGGATTAAAGAGATTATTAAACTACTGGAGGAATCCAATGAGTTCAGAAATGCCAGAAATTTTAATGACAAAGAATCTTGGGAAACATCCGAGTGGTCTTACGATGCAGGAATGGCTATGGCCTTTCAAGACTGCGGAACAGAGAAAGCTAGTAGCAAAGTATCACAAGAAGATGGAGCGAAAGCGGACGGAGAAGCAGCAGCGCAAGAAGCAATTAGACGATATTGAACTTGCACCCTTTTAACTTAACAGGAGAAAACTATGACTTACATTAAAGTAGATGATGAGATGGCAGACAAAATTATCCGTGATGGATTAGTTGAAAGCTACTTCACAACGGAAGAGATGATTGAGACTGCCGAAGCAAAGGAAGAAGCAGGTGAAAAACTTAAACCCTTTCAGAAAGAAGACCTTGAGTACAATAGAAAATACCTTAAGGCACTCACAAGAGTTATCAAACACTTTAGCATCGCAGGAAACTTTAATGTCGAGGCTGAAAGACTTGACTACTATGAAAGAAGTTTTGACTCGCCAACCTACGTCCATGTCGAAGAAGACGAAGATGAAAGCTAATACACCGGAAGGCCCAGATAGGTTTGACTTAGAGCAATCTATCTTAACCGTGTGGGGCTTAGAGGACGATTTAGATGCCCTCTATGGCTACCTATATGAAATGGATGCAGATGCAGACACTGTAGCTAATGCTGTACTTGGAGCAAAGGTATTGCACACAGCACGATGCACTAAGCTGTGGGATATTTTTACTAAGCTTGTATGGACAGAGCAGTTTACTACGGATGAACGTGTCGCTGATTTAAAGGAACACATTGAAGAGCTAAGGGAAGACAATGCTAACTTGCTAGCTGCCTTACATGAGAGCTATGAGAATTGTGAAAGCATTGTGAAGTATGAAGGTCTAGGGCCAGGACAGTCACAACAAGGTATGAGTCTTCGTGATCAACTTGCAAGTGCTATTAGACTAAAGGCTAAGGAAGTTAAGGAAGAGTACTTAAAGTAATTGACATAGGCAAACAGATACATATAACTTTACAGACGTAGTTATGCCGAACATGGGTAACTACTTCACACTTGCTTACACAAAGGAGCCTATATGTTTTCGGAAATTGCACTCAAGGAATTAGATAAGTTTTACGTTGGATTTGATGAACAGATAAAACGGTTGAACAAATACAACGCAGATATCACTAAGACTATTGCAACAAATTACCCACCCTACAACATTAAAAAAGTAGATGACAATAAATACGTCATTGAGCTAGCCGTTGCTGGGTTTAATAAGACAGATATCGAAGTTTCTTTTGAAGAAGATAAACTTGTGATAGAAGGAAAGACTGCACAAGAAGCTTCAGACAAAGAGGCAGACTATTTCTTATTTCGTGGCATTGCTAAACGAAGCTTTACCCGTACTTTCATGCTTAGTGATAAGCTTGAGATACGTGGTGCAGAAATGGTCAATGGCATGTTACAAGTTCTCCTTGAGAAGATTGTCCCAGAAGAAAAGAAACCCAAGAAGATTTCAATCAAGTAACATTTAAGTTACCTCATTTTAACAAGGCACTGTTCTGGTGCCTTTTATTTTCCCTTTCAACTTTGGAGTATCTATGTCTGTAACTTCCCCGAACAAAACATACAAACCTTTCACTTACCCATGGGCTATGGAATATGCAGTTGAATCTGAGAAAGCTCATTGGGGGGAGTGGGAAGCAAAGTTACAAGATGACGTAGCACAATGGCAGAACGGTAAGTTATCTACACAAGAGAAGTATCACATCACACAGATCCTAAGACTCTTCACTCAGAGTGATGTAGCTGTAGGTACAAATTACTTAGAGCATTACGTACACAAGTTTAAGAACAATGAGATTAGAGCAATGCTCACTAGCTTTGCTAACAGAGAGTTTGTGCATCAGCGTAGCTATGCCCTACTAAACGATACACTTGGACTTCCAGAGGAAGAGTACTCAGCCTTCCTAGAATACAAGCAGATGCGTGATAAGATCGACTTTATGTCACAGATAGATACCCATAGCCATGAAGGATTAGCGAAGGCTGTGGCCCGTTCTGTGATGAATGAGGGCATGTCTTTGTTCAGTGCCTTTGCCATGCTCTTAAACTACCAGAGATACGGCAAGATGAAGGGTATGTGTGAGATTGTTGAGTGGTCTATCCGTGATGAATCCATGCACTGTGAAGGCATGGTTAAACTATTCAGGGAGTTCTGTAAAGAGCACCCAAGGATTGTCACAGATGACTTTAAGAAAGATATCTATCAGATGTTTAGGGATGGTGTAGCACTTGAGGATGCAGTCATTGATGGTGCATTTGAAATGGGACACATACAGGGCTTGACAGCAGAGGATGTAAAGAGTTATATTCGCTATATAGCAGATAGACGTTTAATTCAACTAGGACTTAAAGGTAACTGGGGAGTTAAAAAGAATCCGCTAGAGTGGCTTGATTGGATTGTTGCAGGTGATACACTGAAGAACTTCTTTGAAGGCGTGGTTACCGACTACAATGCAGCAGGTATGGTAGGCGATTGGGGATGGAACTACAATGAATCAGAGCAACACAAACTTGCAGCGTAAGAGCGGCACTGAGCATCTTAAAAAAGATCGTGTACCCCCTTTGTCAATTCAATTTGATAAAGGCAGGTATGCTTTTGTCAGAGGGTGGATCGCTAATCCCTACTCTGAAGATGACCCGAAAGGGAAAGAGTGGCAGCGAGGATTTAATGCTGCCTATTTTGATAACCTAGATAAAGTGAAAGTTAAATATGCAAAATGAAAATGTAAACATTCAGGTAACCTTACAAGAAATGGAAATCATTCTTAATGTTATTAAGAAGACTCCCATTGAAGGTGGGTTGTACCCTCTGTTTGTTAA